AGGTTTGGATAGCCTGCGGACCCATTGTTTGTGCGATAGTCATCAGGAAGGCACTAAGGCTTTCCCGATCTTGACCACGACCCAAAGCATTGATACCTGCCACAATGGTAGGTTTGACAATACCCTTGGGAATGCGGGGGATCTCCCCAGTCTTTTGGAAGACGTTCAACTTACGATTCAGATAAGGAACAAGGAAGTCAACAGTAAGCATACTGAATAGACCACCAAGTTGCTGTTCCAATTCGAGTTGTGTCATACGCACTTCTTCAGCAGTTGTGCGCTCCGATTGACGAACATTCAGGATGAGGAAGGCATCAGAGATGCGACGCTCAAGCTGCAATGCCATCTCATAGGCAGTTCTAAAGTCAGCAGTTTTACCAACTTGAACAACACCAATGTCATCAGGTCTTCCTTGAATGATCGCACCGTTGCCTGCAGCGGCCAGGGTCTGGGGTTTGGTAGTGCTGGAGGGTGACACTACGAAGACAACCTTAGCGGCTGCTGCAGAGCCTTCTACGAGCGCCTGAGAGAGTGCTTCAAGGGAGCGTAGATCTCCGATGAACTCCTCCACTCTACCACGCCCATACATCTCACCGTCTACCGAATTGAATCGGAGGGCAAGCCAAGGGTTAGCGTCAAGCGGTGCCTTACCAAAGGACTTAGGAATAACAACATCATCAACTTCTTGATGCCAAATGAAACGGTTGTTATCACGACGGACGTGTGTGTAGATGTCTACTTCATCACGATCACGACGCTTGTCTAATCCAGCTTCATTTGGTTTTTTCTCAGGGATAACACCTTCAAGAAGTTTGCGAGATACTCGTTCTTTGGTTACAATTTCAATGACGTTACCGTCGCCATCTCTGTCTACAACATAGCGATTGAGAGGATACATCCGAAGACCATCCTTGCCCATATAAATCAGAGCATTACCAGCAACAACCAAATGCTTCAGTGCTTGGTGTACAACGACACGATCATCACTAGCAGCAATTGATTCCATGATGGTACGCTCGATCTTAGCAAAAGCCAGATCAAGTTCTGATTTAATGCCAGGTCCGTATTCCTGACCAAGCATTGTCTCATCCACTTGCAACTTAAAGAAGCTGGTTTGTGGAGGGAGCAATGCAAGCATCAGTTTTGAACTCAGAGTAACTACACCTTTAGCGCCCACTGATTGCCAAGGAGATGGCAAAGGTCGAGCGCTTTTGTAATCCTCCTCATCATCACGGATAATATATGGCAAGGTGAGATCGGCTGCTCTACGTGCAATGTTTAGGTATTGAGTGCGATCACCGTACAATAAATCGTAACGTTCTTTAGCAGACATTACAGAGTCAAGCCTCCACCGATAGCAAGGTTAGCAATAGCTTGACCAAGAGCTGCACTGGGAAGGCTACGACGATAGTCACGGGTAGTCTTACGCATACGCTGGCGAGCACGGATAGCATCACCACCATAGGCACGGCCAAGTTGGGCAAGCTGGAGAGGTTTGTTAGTTTGGAACTGGGATTGAAGCTGCTCAAACTGAGTGTTGAACATATCAGTCAAAGCTGACATATCAAACTCAGGCTGCTGCAGGCCAGCCAGTGCATCCAGAATAGATTGGTAGTCAAACTGTTCGCCACCAGTCATATCACCACCAGTAGTTTCCCCACCACCACCAGTAGTATCTGTTGGTGCTACCGTTTCAGCAATAGCAGGGGCAGCTCCCATAGGACGAACTGCAACCCGTCCACCAGGACGAATCATAGTACCGCCAATCATCATACCAGTACCGGGGGTGGGCTGCTCACCAAACATTCCAGGCGAACCAATCATACTTTGAATGGTTTTCCCAATTTGACCTGTTCCATATGCCGGCTTACCAGTCAGTGCGCTTAGGTAAGCATCATAGCCTGATTGAGGCTGCTTTTCTGCCTGCTTAATAAGCATATTAGCAGCACCGGAATTCAAAGCAATAGTTGGTTCACCACCAGCTTGCTTGACATTCCTATTGATAATGTCCATTTGCTGGACAATCTGCTGAGCGGTTGAACCAGTTTGCTTAGAAATTTGTTGGAGTTCTTGCTTAGTTACTCCACCGGAAGCTACTTCTTTAATAGCCTTTTTTACTTCAGCTTTTTGTTTCTTAGGAGCCATTGTTCTCTTCGTTAAGTCGGTGTTGAATCCACTCGACAACAGAACGTTGACCCGAGCGGTACATTATGAGATTAGTTGGATCATCCGGGTGGGGATTAAGTGGTGGGAAATTCTCTTCCAATTGCTGGAGAAGAACATTAAGTTGAAGTCCGGAGACCTCAAGCATATTGAGGGAGATTGGGGTTTGCATGTTCAAAGAACGCTGGCATTCGTGCTCGACGTGTGTCAGAAAGCTCAGGTGCTTTTCCTTGATACATCAAGCTATCGCTGGAATCCAGCCAAAATTTTTTATCCAAATATTTATTGGAGGTACTTCTACCTAGGGGTTCAATTACCCAATTAATGGTTGCCTTACTGAGCTTATCGAGAGAAGGACTCCAAGAGAGACCAAGCTCAGTACATACCAAGCTATTCGTTGCCACATGTACTTGCTCATCACGACTAATGTCTGCACTTACTGTTCTGAGACCAGCATCACCGTTAAATCTGAAGAATGGGAGGAGCACAAAGAAAATAGCACGCTCGGCAACAAGTGCCTTGAGGAGCGTGTGATCTGGATGAGCAATCCAGGCGTCACGTAGTTTCTTGGCTTCGGCTTCAGCTTTTTCATCAACGCCGATAGCGTTGGCGATGTAACCGAGAGCAAGGTCGTGGTTTTCTTCGTCCTTGATATTGGACAAAAGGAGATTCCTTGCCACTTCCGGAACTTCATTTTTGAGAGCATCTTTGATAAAGTCACCAACAGGCAATTCCATATGACGAATAGCCAAGGCGCGGTAGATTGTCTCCTCCGCACCATCAGCTAGTTTACCAGCCGTAGTCTGTACTGGTGACCATTTACGTTTACGATTTAATAGTTTTTGATAGGGGTTCATTCGCCGCAATTACAATCAGGAGCAGGATCATTTAGAAGAGACTCCAGGTATGCGTCAACGTCACCTTCATCTAATGCGGCGTAGGCATCAGACTTATCTTGAACGTCGCTCATCACCTGAAGCGAATAGTAAAGAGAAGTCTGTGGACTTGCCAACCAATCTTCGATGAATTGCTCATCATAGGTAACCACATCTGACCAGCTGTTGAATGAGTAACCATGCAACAGTCCAGTGCTATCGAGAAGTCGAACGATACCGTCAACTACTCGCTTGTATGCATCCCAGCCAACTTCTGACGCGACCTCTACAGGACCGTAGTCGAAGCTCTGGACGCCAAAGGTTCCGCT